TCGTAAGCTTTTGATTTCACCAACTGCTTCTGGCAAATCTTTAATGATATATTCTATTGTAAGATATTTTACAGATAAGAATGAAAAAATACTTGTAGTAGTTCCTACTACATCATTAGTAGAACAAATGTATAAGGACTTTGAAGATTATGGTTGGAATGCCGAAGATTATTGTCACAAAATTTATTCCGGAAAAGAAAAAGATACAGACAAAAATGTAATCATCACAACTTGGCAGTCCGTTTACAATCTCCCCAGAAAATTCTTTGATGATTTTGGTGTAGTGATTGGCGATGAAGCACACTTATTCAAGTCAAAATCGCTTGTAGGCATTATGACGAAGTTAGATAATACGAAGTATCGTTATGGATTTACAGGCACCTTGGATGGGTCACAAACGCATAAGTGGGTGCTTGAAGGTTTGTTCGGTCCTTCTTATAAAGTCACACAAACAAAAGAACTAATTGACAAAGGTCATTTATCTAAATTAAATATTAAGGTTCTTCTTTTAAAACACGATCAACATAAATTTAATGAATATGAAGAAGAAATACAATACTTAATTACTCACGAAAAAAGAAATAACTTTATCAAAAATCTTGTTTTAGATTTAAATGGAAATAGCTTAGTTCTTTTTAATCGTGTAGAAAGTCACGGACAACCACTTTATGAACTTATAAATAGTTCAGCATCAAAAGATAGAAAAGTATTTTTTGTCTATGGTGGGGTAGATGTAGAAGAAAGAGAAAAGGTAAGAGAAATTACTGAAAAAGAAAAAGACGCAATTATTGTTGCATCATATGGTACATTTTCTACTGGTATTAACATTAAAAATCTTCATAATGTAATCTTTGCTTCACCATCAAAATCAAGAATAAGAAATCTTCAAAGTATTGGAAGAGTTCTTCGTAAAGGAGATAACAAATCACAAGCAGTATTATATGATATTGCAGACGATTGTACTTATAAATCAAAAAAAAATTATACATTAAATCATTTGATTGAAAGAATTAAGATTTATAATGAAGAAAAATTTAATTACGAAATTATACAAATAGAATTTAAGGAAAAAAAGTAATGTACGAAGAAGAATTTTATGCAGCAATCAAGATGGTATCAGGTGAAGAAGTATTTTCTAAAGTATGTCCTTGTGAAGAAAAAGATAGAATTATTTTAATTCTTGATAATCCAGTTTTAATGGAAACTATCACAATTCGTCAGTTTGGAATGACAGCACTTAAAGTTGTCCCTTGGATGAAACTTACTGATGATACAATGTTTATTGTAGAAATGAATAGAATAATCACAATGACAGAAGTAAATGATAGTTCTATTATCAAAATATATCAAAAGTATATTAGAGAAAGAAATAAAATATCTAGTAAATCACAACTAAGTTCAAATATGGGTTTCATTTCTTCAATTGCTGATGCTAGAGTATCCTTAGAAAAGCTTTATAAATCTAATAGTAAAACTTAGATAAACCCATTCTTCAAAACCCACAGAGTTATTTTAGTGTGGTTTGAAAAGGTTGTCAAGTTCTTGATTGTTATGTTATAATAAGAACAAATCAAATTCAAAAATGAATAAAGTAAAGAAAAATCCACATTATGTAAATAATAAAGATTTTCACGATGCATTAGTTGCATATAATATGAGAATAGATGCTGCAAAAGAAAATGGAACACCACTACCAAGAATTTCAAACTATTTGGGTGAGTGTTTTTTGAAAATTGCTACTCATCTATCATATCGTCCCAACTTTGTAAATTATATGTTTCGTGAAGATATGATAAGTGATGGTGTTGAAAATTGTGTTCAATATATTGATAGATTTGATATAGAGCGTACAAATCCATTTGCTTATTTTACGCAAATTGTTTATTATGCTTTTCTTCGTAGAATACAAAGAGAAAAAAGACAAATGGAGATTAAAGATAAGATTATCGAACGTAGTGGATTTGAAGAAGTATTTACATCTGATGAAGGTGGTATCAATTCAGATTATAATACAATTAAAGACAACGTACATATTAAGTTACATCAATGAAGTGCTCCGTAATGTTTAATAATTATAAATAGTTATAACATTACGGAGCACTATGTCTAATCAATATAGTAAAGGTAGGGAAAATAGATTACGGGCAATAGAAGAAGGTAAGAAAACTTATGAGGGTTCTACTGCTTGCAAACATTGTGGTAGTTGTGAAAAGTATGTGTCTACTTCTAGTTGTGCCCCCTGCCTTAAAAAGAAAGGATTGGAAAAATTAAATAATGAAGAGTTGATGAAACCTTATAGGACGAAGGAAAAGGGCAAAAAAAGACTAGATAAATGGAGAGAAGAAAATCCTGAAAAATATAAAGAGCAGTGGGGGAGATATCCAGAAAAAAATAATATGCGAGCATCTAAAAGAAGAGCAGCAGTGTTAAATCAAACCCCAGATTTGACCCAAGAACAAGTCAAACAGATATTGACTATTTACGAAGAATGCTCTAGAATTTCTGTTGAAACTGGCATACCACATGAAGTGGACCATATTATTCCTATATGCAATGGCGGATTACATCATCCAGATAATCTCCAAATTTTAACTATGAAAGAAAATCGTAGCAAAGGTGGTAAATGAAAGTTGCAATCATCACAGATAGCCACTATGGGTTCAAAAAAGGTTCCAAACATTTTCACGATTACTTTGAGTTATTCTATAAAAATGTATTTTTTCCTACTATTGAAGAACGTGGAATAAAAACTGTTATCCATATGGGTGATGCTTTTGATAATCGTAAAGGTATTGATTTTTGGGGATTGGATTGGACCAGAAGAGTTGTTCTAGAACCTCTTAGGAAGTATGAAGTTTATATGCTTGTCGGTAATCACGATATTTTTTTTCGTAATTCAACAATAATCAATGCAATAGATTTATTATTACAAGAGTATGATAATGTAATACCAATATCAAGCCCAAAGGAATTTTGCATTGATGGTTTAGATACTTTAATGCTTCCTTGGATTTGCACGGATAATCGAGAAAAAACCGATTATCTATTGAAAAATACACAAGCAAAGGTTGTATTTTCACATTTAGAATTATCTGGATTTGTAGCTTATCCTGGTCATGTTATGAAAGAAGGGATGGATGCAAGTATATTTAAAAAATTTGATAGAGTATATTCGGGACATTATCACACCAAAAGTGATGATGGTAAAATATATTATCTTGGAAATCCATATCAAATGTTTTGGAATGATGTAGACGATACTAGAGGTTTCCATATCTTTGATACTGATACATACGAATTGGAGTATTTTAAAAATCCATATAATATGTTTGAAAGGGTATATTATGAAGATAATGATTATAAAAAATTTGATACCTCATATTTGGAAGAAAAAATTGTAAAAGTTGTTGTTCGTCAAAAATCAAATCAATTAAAGTTCGATAAGTTTATTGATAAAATATTAAAAGCAAATCCACTTGATTTAAAAGTTGTTGAAATTATTGATGTTAATGATGGAGATGTGGATTGTGAAGAAATATCAGCAGAAGATACATTATCCATTTTGGATAAATACGTAGAAGAAGCAGAATTTAATTTAGACAAAATGATTGTAAAAAAATTACTTAGAGATGTATATAAAGAAGCATTAGAGATAGAATAATGTATATACTGGCAATTAAAGAAAATGAAGATGAAGGCGCTTATGCAGTAATGGATGATGATGGCGAAAAGGCATTATATATTTTTGAAGATGAAGATGATGCCAAACGTTATGCCGGATTGCTAGAAGCAGAAGATTATCCTATAATGTCAGTGGTTGAAGTAGAAGACGAAGTTGCAATACGTACTTGTGAAATGTATGGATATCATTATGTTATAATTAATTCAAATGAAATTGTAATACCCCCAAGACAAAATGATCTTATTCAAACGAATAGCTTATCGTAATTTTTTATCATCAGGCAATACTCCTACTGAAATTAATCTTACAGGAGAAATAACTACTTTAATTATTGGACATAATGGAAGTGGAAAGTGTTTTTGTATAAATACTAAGATAATACTCCGAAACAAAAAAACAGGAGAAATTATTGAAACTACTATTGGAGAATTTTATGAAATTCAAAAGAAACAGGACAATTAAAGAAAAAATACAAGAATGTCTTGATGATAAAGTACAAAATCTTCATCCAAATTTGAGAGATAAACTTTTTATAGAACTTCAAAATTTTTCAATATCATCTGATGTTGCAAAATGTAAATCTTATGTATCTAAACTTCTTTCACTTCCAGAAACCGGAAAACAAAACAAACAATATTGGATTTCTCGTGGATGGTCTGAGGGGGAGGCACATTTTAAATCCAATGAAAATGTAAAAAAAGGAAAGGTTAGTCCATATTCAAAAGAATTTTGGACTTCTAAAATAAATCCGGATACTGGGATGCATTATACTGATTGTGAAGCAGATTATGAAAGAAACTCAAGAAGACCAATTAGAAAAGAATATTGGATGAAGAAGGGATACGATGAAACGGAATCTATAAAATTATCAAAAGAAGAAAAAGAAAAAAATAATACTAAAGGTGCCGAAAAATCAAAAAATAATAAAGAAGTTCAAAAAGTATCATCAAAGAGATGTATTGAATATTGGACTATTAGGGGGTTTAGTGAAGTAGATGCAAGAGAAAAGATATCTCAAGAGCAATCTACTTTTAGTCTCGAAAAATGTATTGAGAAATATGGAGAAGATGATGGGAAACAAAGATGGTTAGATAGGCAAGAAAAATGGCACAAGTCATATAAAAAATCAAATTTTTCTAAAGTATCACAATTATTATTCTGGGAAATTTGTTCACACTTAAACACATTAGATGATATATTTTTTGCCGAACTTGATGAGAATAAAAAACCGGATAAATCTGGAAAAAATAATGAATTGAGATTAAAATTAGATAGATTACTCCTACCAGATTTTATAGATGTAACTAGCAAAAAAATAATTGAATTTGATGGTACTTATTGGCACGGATTAATTGGTAAAGGAAATAAGAATAGAGATATTGAAAGAGGTGATATTTATTCAAAAAATGGATATTTAATTCATAGAGTATCTGAAAATGATTACAAATCAAAAAAACAAACGGTAATTGAAGAATGCTTAAACTTTCTGAAAAAGTAAATAGAAAATTTATTGATACTATCAATCTAACAGATTGGGAAATTGATACTGATACTGGGTGGGAAGAAGTAACGCACATTCATAAAACAGTTTCGTATCAAAAATGGAGAATAGAAACTTATAATGGTTTGACATTGGAATGTGCTGATGACCATATAGTATTCACACAATATTATGATGAAATTTTTGTCAAAAATTTGATTCCCAACGAATCTTATATTATGACTAATTCTGGACCAGCATTGGTAAAATATGTAACATCATATGATGAATATGAAAATATGTATGATATTAGTGTAAATTCAAATAATCATAGATTTTATACTAATGGAATATTGTCTCATAATTCTACAATGCTTGATGCTTTGTGCTTTGGTTTATTCAATAAAGCATTTCGTAAAATTAATAAAAACCAACTAGTCAATTCTACAAATGAAAAAGAATGCTTGGTTGAGGTTGAGTTTAGTATTGGAAATAAAGAATATAAAATAATAAGAGGCATTAAACCAAATATTTTTGAAATTTCGATAAATGGAGAATTGCAAAATCAAGCAGCAGCATCAGTAGACCAACAAAAGCATCTTGAAGATATAATACTAAAACTTAATTATAAATCATTTACACAAATCGTAATTCTTGGTAGTGCTTCTTTTGTTCCTTTTATGCAACTTTCTACGGCTAATCGTCGTGAAGTTGTAGAGGATTTATTAGACATTAAAATATTTTCTGCGATGAATTCCATTCTTAAAGAAAAGATAAGAAGTTCAAATGAAAAAATTAAAGAATTTGATATATTTGAAAAATCAATTCAAGAAAAAATTCTAATGCAAACAGAATTTATTGAAGAGTTAGAAAAAAGAGGAAATGACAAAATAACTGCTAACCAAGAAAAGATTGTTAATTTATTAAATGAACTTGATGTTTATATTCGTCAAAATTCTTTTCTTGAAGAAGATGTATTTAAATATATTAAAGAACAAGAAGAAGTTTCTGGTGCAACTGATAGATTGAAAAAACTTGATAATTTAAAAGGAAAACTATCAGAAAAGGTATCTATAATTACCGAAGAGC